TTGCATATGACAACATTTCTAATGAATTGAAAAAATATAAGTCGTTCAAAAATAACTGGTACTTTAAACTAAACATCCCACCAGATATTGTGCTATTGTCAAATCTAAAAATTTTATTGATGCCAATTACTGCTGGCGGAACTTGAATGTAATTACTATTTTCTTCGTATGAAAATGTTACACTACCTCCATCAATATCAGAACTTGCAGTTGTAGTTACAATTCCTGCAGTGCTACTGCCACCTCTCGCTCTACCTCTATCAATATCGTCTTGAGTTATTTTATATTTTAAATATGTCTGAACTACTCCGTCAAAATGTCTCTCATGAAAATATTGTAGAGCATCATCAACAAGATCATCTACTTGCTCATCGGCAATATTAATTTCAAGGACCGGTGCTCCCAGTTGCCTTTTACAATAATTGATTAAATCTGATCTACTTGCTGGTTGTGCCATATATTCACAAGTTTCCTAACTGTATTTAGGGTGCTGATGAAACCGGATTAATTACCATTACATTACCACTTGCGAGAGGATATGTAGTTCCCCCTTTACTTACTAAAACATCAAACATATATCTACCCTCTGTAGTTCCTCTGGTATTTACTGAACTCAATGATAGTTTTATTTTTCCATCATATGCGCTGGTAAATCCAACAGACAATGAACTTGTTATTCCTAATGTAGCTCCAACAGCAACACTTTTTGATATTGCCGCAGATCCAGAATATCCTGTCAAATCAAATGCTGCATTTGATGTAGTGAAAACATTTAGATTAGCAGAAAAATCTGCTCCTCCATACATGGTCAAATTTAAACCATAAGGAACTCCTGAATCCGGATCAAACGTAATATTTTTAGTTGCCATCTACTAGTCCTATTAGTTTCATTGTTTCTTGCTGTTTATAATATAATTTGCAAAAAGATTTTGCAATATTTTTTAATTCTTCACGATCATCACAACTATCTATCTCTGATGCCAATTTAGCATATGCAAATTGTTTTGATAGGTTGCTTAGTTCGATAGTGTCAGGATCCATGTATTAACTCCTTTAATAGAGATTTAATTTCATTTAGTTCACTCTTCATATTAGCAAAATCATCTTCAATGTTTTGTATCTTATCATTCTTTTCAGATTTGACTTCACGTCTCGCAAGATATTGTTGATATTCAAGACTATTCACATTTAATACTGCATTTGTTGAAGGATCTCTTGCGAGATCCTTATGACCGTCTAATTCGTAAAAATCCATATTACGCTAAAGCAATTACTCTTAGGTCTTTGATCCTAGGAACGAAACACTGACTCTTAGATGTCAGTGAGATTTTTATTCGATATGTCTTGAATGATGGAAGTTGATCAGCTGTAAATGTGTATTCTCTATAATCAAGTTTTTCACTATCAAATGATCGAGCAATTGATTTTGTGATAAATGAATCAGATTCACCATTACTATTTTCTGGGGCAATTACTTGACCTCTAGAATTCAAGTTTGAATATCCGGGGAATGGAGTAAATATTGGATCAAGTCCGATTTTATTATTTACCGAATAAAATGCTCTAATATCAGCATCATCACCAATGTGTGCAGATAATATAACTTTAATTGATGATGCAGAATTTTCAATAACAATCTCTTTTGATACGTATTGACATGCTGTAGGATCTGAGGTGATAGAACTGACTCTAGAATCAGTTGCATAATTTTCAATAATGTTATTGACCCTATTAGATGTTACAATTACATTTACTCTTTGAGAATCGACAACAGGACTTAAACGATTGTCAGTGGTATTCAATGCAAGACTCATTTGCATTGATTTATTACCAACAACATTAGTCAATTTTAAATCTTCATTTACTTTAGAGGCAATCATCCTTGGGGTATCAAAATAATTTTTTTGATTTATCGTGATGTCTTCAAATCCAGAATCAACAAATGGAATTTCATTACCACTAAAACTCTTACTGGTAGTTGTTCTTACTTGAGCAGTAATATTTGTTCCAGTAAGTGTGAGATTTTGAATTTGTGGAGTAATAATTTCAAATGGCATATTTTGAGTAGCCCTTATATTTCTTCCACCAGTTGACTTGTTATTTCCAATATAAAGTTTTGGATAACCAATATCAGTACTTCTATCAGTTCCTGTAGTTGCACTCATATCAATTTTAACTTTATAAGAGTCAAATGTAAATGGATTTGCCTCCGTTACATTATTTAAGTTATGAGTCCTATTAATCCTTTGGAGACTAATACCTGAGTTTTCATATTTAAACACTGGAGTTCCAACAGGATAAGTTCTTGAATCAGTGCCTCTGACAATATTACCACCAATTGTGTTTCCAGAAACATTTGTATATTCAATAATTTCTTCACCAATTAACAAATACCCAACATTAGTAGTTCCAACTCCAACTCCCTCAAAAGTTGAGAATGTTGTTGCTCCGCCAACTGCTATTGATCCAGTAGAACCAGAAATCAATTCCGCAGTTAGTTTAGTTGGTCTAACATCTGGAAGCACTCCAGAAATTTTAACCATATTGTCATCAAAATACATTCCATGATTCTGATGATTGACTGTAAAGTGCGTTCCATCATTATCAATATTGATTGTTGAAATTTGAACATCCCCACCAGTTCCAAGACCAGCAGAACCAGAGGAATTTAGTTCCGTCGTAATACCGGAACTATTAACATACATCAGTGTCTTTGCTGCACCAACAACGAATTCTCCTTGAACATTATTAAATACTAATTCATTAGTAATTCCAATTCCAGCAATAGTTAATCTTGCATTAGTACCAACTGATGCTATTCCAATTGTAGTAATACCAAGAACATCACCGACCTGATATCCAGATCCACCATTATTTGCAATTGTTGCTCCACCAGCAACAATACTTCCATTCACAATAGTAATGTCTGCTGTTGCACCTCTACCATTTCCAGTAAGAGTAACAAGATTGACTCCAGTAAAAGTTTGACTTCCATCTGCAGGAGTATATCCAAGACCAGCATTACTGATAGTGAGATTTCCAACAGCAGAAGCAGCTACTCCTACAAGATTTCCAGTTGCATTTGTTCCTTGTTGAGAGAATGTATTTCCAATTTCATAAGAATCTGCCACTGTAGTTCCAAGACCAACTCTAATTTGTCTAGAGTTCATTATAATTGAATCTGGAAGGAGTTTTGGAATTTGATTATTCCCTCTTGTGAGTTCTGGACTATAGAATTCTACAGATCCATTTTCAAGGAAATCTGCTCTATAAAGAGTAAACTTAAGATCTTCCCACTGACTTGGTTCCCACGTAGATCCATTTTGAGACTTGAATAATGATCCAAGATATGGTTGATTTGAGATAAATGCATCAGTTATAAGATCATTTTCACCAACCCGTGAGATATAAACACTATACTTGGTGGAGTTTGATAATAAAGTTACTGCATACTCAGTTAGACCTTCAACATAAACAGGGGCCTTAAATTGAATATTAGTTGCAACAGATCCATCAGAGGAAGTTTGAACTTCATCCGGATCTAAAACGACTTCAGAGAATGGAAGAATTCTGGTTGATGGAAGTCCATTTACAATAGTTCTAATTTGGATGATGACTGGAATATCCATATCATCCTTTGATCTGAAGAAAACATCACAACTAGTTAAGAATACTCCTGTACTATCTTCAACCATAAATGATTGTGATAGAGGATCACGTCCACCACCCCATCTACGTGGTGGTGGATCAGGTGGACGATTAAATCTAGTTCCTACTCTTTGAGTTCTTGATCTTTGACCAATAACTGTAGATTCAATAATTTCTACTCCAAGATTTCTATTGACATCATTACTTTGGAATTGTTCTTGTGCTTCAACTCTTGCATTTCTAACAGAAACAATATTTTCTTGAACTGTTTCTAAAGTTCCTGTTGATGCAAATCCTTCTTCCGCAATTGTAATAGACTGATCTTGATTATTATCAATATCATCTGTCAAAGTAAATACTTTACTTCCAGTTTCAAATCTAGGGAAACTCATATTGTTTGGATCTGGAATATAGTAACTACCAATTAAAGTAGCTGATATATCAGAAATAAGTCTTACATTTGCAACTTTTGCAAGAGCACCACTTGTTTGTCCACGAAGAGTCATTCCCTCCCTAACCCAACCATAATATTGACCCTGAGCCTCATTGGCAAGTGAAAATGTGTCTACATTTAAAATAGTTGATGTTGATGAGTATGATCCAGATAAATCTTGAGAATTGTATGGATTTTGACGGAAAGTTTTTGTTGCTGAATCATATGGACCTTCTTTATGATTAGATTGTGCAACTCTAAATTGAACGAATGGGGAAGATGGAAGAGCATTTGATCCAATATCTCCAATAACTGGGCTATTTCCAATTACGGTTTCTCCAATTTCAAAAACCCCAGATTCCATTGTAATTTCAAGTAATTTTGGAACACAATATCTTGAAATATCTACTCCGTCAAAAAATGCATATAATCTAGTAAGTGGTTTTATTTTTTTAGCAACAAACTCAATATTTCTAGATCTCATGAATGGAATGAGATCTCTACTTACAACTCTATCACCTACTGATTCGCGATCAAATTGTTCTGATACAACAGTTCTAGATCCGGTTCTTGAGTTAGTTCCAAATTCTATAGATGTTTCAATATCCTCCTCAACGATATTATCAATAACAGTTCTATTTGACCAACTTATGGAGTTTCCACTTCCTTGGATAATAGTATCAGGAGTGTTTTGAATGACTCTTTGTCTTGTTGATTCAACAACTTCAATTCCAACCCAATTGATTTCCCATGAATTCCATAGTATAGGACCAAATCCTGTTTGAGGATCGATGGTTCCATTTTCCACCATGTCACTAAATGTTGATGCATAATCACCTTCAACATCAATAATTTTTGCTTCAAGTCTTGCAGTGTCAACCCAGTTATCACTTGCCGGAGTTAGTTCAACTGTTCCACTCCAAAAACTAATTAAGAAAGGAGTTACACTTTCAGTTCTTGTAGCAAAATTTTGTTTAATATATTCAACTTCGGCATAGTCAAGTGTTACAATATCATTTTGCTTTCTAATGTTGTTTCCCTCTACTGTGGAAAAATTTAAGTCAATAGTTGAATCTACATCTACAACAGGACCAAAAATCATATCAACAGAGTTGGTATAATGCCTTGGTCTTAGTTCATTGTACTTTCTATCAATAGAATTATTGAGTTTGAACGTATTTTCTTGTACTAAGAAGTC